TTTTTACGAGGACAGATGGATAAAGTTTTAGTTGATATAGAAAAATTAAAAGATCAAAACAGAGAAATGAAATACACTAATGGTAATGGAAAATGACCGAGTTTGTTGTAGCTCTTCTTATGTTTTACAACGGAGAAATTAAAGAACACCGTATACAAGATAATATGGCTGCGTGCCTCCGCTCAAAACGCCATGCAGAACGCCAGTATAGTGAGTCTATTTCCTACAAATGCTATAAGGGTATGGCAGAAACAGAAATATATTTAGGTGAAAAATCAATTAAAAAACTAATACTACAATGAAGAAAGCCAATAAGAAAAGAAACCCTGTTGCGAAGCAGCTTAGACATTTCAAACAAAAAGTGGTAAAGAGTAAAAAAAATTATGACCGAAAAAAATATAAAATTTCACGCGGAGATAGTTAATGGTGTTTGTCCAACATGTGATGAGTATACAATGTTGGTAGGCCTGACTAGACAATATTTTAAATGCATGACATGTGGCGCAGATTTAGAGCAACATGTTAATGGTTGTATAAGATACATACCTCACTTACACAAAGAAACATTACAATCAGAGGTTGACGGATATTTTGGCGATGGCAAAGAAAGCTAAGTTTGGTATATCCACAGCCCCAAGAGAGAAGCCTAAAAAGAGGCCTGGCAGGCATAAGAAGAGCCCCAATAAACACGAAAAAAGAATGGGTAAATTTAGACGTTGACAATTATCAAATAATATCCTAGATTATATTGGTGCTGGGCATCACCATTAATAACTGCCCACAACATACAGGAGAAACAATGGAAGACAAAACAATAGATAAAATAGCAATACTAGCAAAACTAAGTGCTATATCAGATATGCAATTAAAACTTCAACAAGATAGAAATCAACTTGGAGAAGAGTTAAGAGAAATAGAAGCGGATGAAAGAAAAAGTAATAACCATTAAATTTATATGAAACTACACGATTCATCAGGAAATAAACTAGATGCTTATACTTGGATAAAAAGAATGTTTGCTAGGGATAAACCAGTTAAATTAATAAGAAGACTTTTTATAAAGAGATATGGTACAAGAAATGTACCCTTTCTTGAAAGCATCCAACGACAATTTGGTTATTGGGAGGAGTTATTACCATATGAAAGAAAAAGTAATCACAATTAAACCAAAAGGTATCTCACAAAAACAATGGTCTAATTTATTATTGGAATTAAACCTTGTAAAAAAGGCATGGAAACCATATGGTGTTCATATAGAAATATCTGCTCCCGGTTTAAAAAATATTTTAAAGTGGGGAACTAAATCTTATGGATCTAATATTACTTAATGATGGACTTTATACTTTGGTAGCTGTTACAAAAGAAATGACAGCGGGTATAGAATTATTAAGTAAAATAGATTGTATGAATTTATGTGATATCTTGCGTTTACATTTAACCACGTACCACGAACCACCGTTCAACGTACATGTAATGAAGGATGGCAGTGGCGATTTTATTGGCTGTATTTGTAAGTAGTTTATTACTACTGCCTGCCGTACTTTTACTTTGGATGTGGGATCAAGAAACACCTACCCCAAAGAGGGAAAAGTAAGGGTAGGCTAAAGATGGGAAAATTAACCCATAACATAATACTATACTATTGTCAAATCATCTCTTCTGGAGTGCAAACAAATCTAATATAAATACCGTGTTTGTTAGACTCACTTCGACCAATCTCTTTCATTTTATTCATAGATTCTTCGTAACCAAACATCATACAATCATAGGAAGTATTAAATGTTTCAGGCCATTGATAGGCGGGCATACACGTGGTGTGTACTTGTGAACAAATAATTAAACTTAACAAAAATTTCATTGACAATCCTACAATTTATCCTATATTAACCCACAATATGAAAGGAACCAATCATGACAGATATGAGTAAATATAAAAATGTTTCTTTAACTAAAGAAACATACAGGGTTTTAGAAGCGTTATCAAAGATATTATTGCCCGATGCAAAGTTGTCCGTGTCTAAAACAATAGAAGCAATTGCAAACGAGAAAGCAAAAAAGTTCAATGGCAAAATTAAAAAAGGCTAGAGTTAAACATCTGATATGTAATACTTGCAATGGTAATGGGTATGTTAAATTAAAAATATACACAGGAAAAAGTAAAGTGTTTCAATGTTGGAATTGCGATTCAGAGGGAGAATACTATGAAACAACTGAGGGTAATGATATTCATGATACTAATGTTGACAGTAACAAACTGCACTAGTAAGTTTGATGGGTTTGATCCAGTAACATCAAGTTTAAGATGGATAATTACACATGAAAGACACTGATATAGCTTACATTGCTGGTTTGTTTGATGGCGAAGGTAGTGTAGATTTTAAAAGACGGAAAGAAAAAAGAGGAAAGTATATAACTAATGCTATGCAGATAACCATGCGTATCGAAATGACTAATCAATCTATATTAAGATGGATTCATGGCACATTAAAAGTTGGTACAGTTAGAAAGAGAAACAGATCCCCAAGTGTCAAAGCACATTGGAAAGATCGATGGACATACACCGTAAGATTTAGACAAGCTTATTATTTATCTTGTTTGATTTGGCCATATGCTCACGTTAAATTAGATAAAATACAAAAAATTATTGATCATTACGACGGTAAAATTTTTGATGGTAAAGTAATTGATCTTGATAGCTATAGAAAGGCAATGGCACTAGAATGAAAGTAAAGAAAGAAGATTATGAAAATATTTATGATTGTATTGTAACGGGTCAAGTACCGGTAGAAGTTATAAATGAATATTTTCAAGACAAAGACTTTCATGAATATTATAAGGAGCGATCAAGATGAAAGACGAACAAATAACAGTAAGTACATATAACTGGGGACCATGTGTTGTAAGATTAAATATAAAGGATGATTTTAAAAAAATATTATTAGATGAAGCTATGAAGAATGAATTAGATTTTAGCTCAAGATTAGCAGGACAGATTAGAAAAGAAACAGGTTACAGTGATAAATCTAGAGAAAAGATAATACCTTATCTATCACCTTATCTTGGTGTGTACGATCAATGCTTTCAACGATATCAGAATAAAAAGTTTGAGAAAAAACCAGAGTATGTATTATCTGCTTTGTGGTGTAATTTTCAACGTCAACATGAATTTAATCCACCACATGATCACGATGGTAAATTATCCTTTGTAATATATTTATCGATACCGGATAAATTAAAAGAAGAAAATAAAAAATATAAAGGTAAGAGTTGTGGACCTGGAGGCATACAGTTTATGTGGGGAGAAGGACCTAGAGACTGTGTAAGTTATCAATCATATTTTCCTGGTGAAGGAGATATGCTTATCTTTCCGGCATGGTTAAAACATTGGGTATGTCCTTTTCAGTCTGACTGTGTACGTGTATCTGTAAGTGGTAACGTTCATGATTCAGCACCCTTGAACCAAATTAAAAAAGGTGCTTTAGTAAAAGAAAAATCTCAGGATGAAGAGAATAAAGAATATTTAAAAGAGTTGAAAAAGAAACTATGAGACGTAAAATATTTGAATATAATCCATCAACTGGTGTCATACGTTGGCGGTACGAGGACGAGTCTCACGATGACTTTGGTTGGCCTAACTATGGTCGAATATTAAAAGAAAAAGAAGAAAGTTGGTCTAAGGGTTATGATAAATGGAAAAAGAGCATAGGTAAATGAGCACTGCATTTGGATTCGGTATGTTTGGGTATAATGTATTTTGCTTTGTCCTTGCTGCTTTGATAGTTTATTACTGTATAAATAGGTTTTTATGATGGAAGATAAAGATTTAAATGAATACCATAGTATTGGTAAACCGATTAAGTGGAGTGGTAAGTATGACTATGTCACTGGTACACGGCACGATGACCACGGAACACGGACCTATGATGTAAATGGTTCTAGACTTCCTAGCGTAACTACGATATTAGGCGCTACCAAAGATCAACAATTTTTAAAAGACTGGAAGGCCAAAGTTGGAGAAGCAGAAGCAGACAGAATCAAAAATCTATCTAGTAAGCGGGGCACTAGTATGCACAAATTCCTCGAATGTTATGTACAAGGAACTGGCTACGATGATCTTACAGAACTCGGACAGAAGGCGAAAGCCATGGCCGAAAAAGTTATTGACGTGGGTCTTGCGCCAGTTGAAGAGATTTATGGCTCGGAAGTTACGTTGTATTATCCTGGGCTATACGCTGGGTCTACTGACCTGGTTTGCATGCACAATGGCATGGAGTCTATTGTAGACTTTAAACAAGCTAACAGACCTAAGAGAGAAGATTGGATTGAAGACTACTTTATGCAGATTGCAGCATATGCCATGGCTCATGATTATGTCCATAATAGTGTTATAAAACAAGGGGTTATAATGATTTGCACACCTGATTTATATTATCAGGAGTTTAAAGTTGAAGGTGCAGAGCTTCGTAAATGGAAGCACAAGTTTCTCAAACGATTAGATATGTATCACGAGTTAAAGTTTGACGAAAAAGAGGCGGTCGACATAGATCTGCCACAATTAAAAAAGGAGATGACAAATGAATGATAAAATGTTCACAGCTCTAATGAAAAGATATGATGCAGAGATAGAAGATGCATTGTATAGAATAGATTGTATCAATGACCACAACTTAATTATACCAGAGCACACGGATATACTGGGGGAAGTTGACAAAATGTTACAGAAAATTTCAAGCGCAGAAGATAGATTGGCAGTGATGAGAAAATATTACACCAATAAAAACGAGAAAAACGTCCTATAAAACTGCGACCCCTGAGGGGTCGCAAGGGTTCGCAAAACAGGGTTTGGGGTCGCAAAAAAGTGGTCAACTATGGCAGAAATGTGGTTTTTTGGTCATTTAGCCACAATTTGGCCATAAAACTGCGACCCCTAAAGGCGTTTTCCGAACCCTGCCGAATCCTCCCGACCCCCCAGGGGTCGCTACTTTTTGCCAGTAAAATCAACACTAATAGGTCAATTTCAGTGTTTTGCGACACTTCCCAAATATTTTTTTGTAAGCGCGTGTTAAAATATAATTTGTCATATAGGGGTCGCAGATGTAAAAAGAAGTATGCCTAAGAAAAGAAGAAAAGCTGTCATCACAGAAACAACTCCTGATATACCTTTTCAAAAAGTCAGAGTGGAGTGGATTGATTGTGTTAGTGACTCTGGCTGGGCTACAGAGAAAGAGTTTGATAAGATGAAGTTAGCAAAACCTGTTAATGAAGGTTGGTTGTATTCTAAAGATAGTAAGTCTATAAAATTATTTGCGTCTTATGATAAAGATGAAGATGGTATTACTTTTGGGGATCGGACGATGATTCCTCGTCAGTGGGTGAAGAAGATTCAGAAGTTATAGCTGAGTCTGGTTTAGCTAGTAATGCATAATCTTCCTCTATCTTTTTGATTTTTCTATCTAGTTCTTCACCAGTTAAATCTTCTAGTTTTCCTGTCTTAATTAATTTTCTATCAATATATAGACCCTCGGCCTGTCCTCTGTATTTTTCTGCATTTACAGCGGCAGAGTAATTACCTTTTTTAATAGCTAATTCTTTAATTCTATTTAATTCTGCTATGTGGTTTAACTTTGTAACTTTGTGTTTTTCTAATTTTTCTTCTTCCAAGTGTTCAATATATTTTACTACAGATGGGTGTATTTTAGGATTGGTTAACTCATAACCACTTCTATTGTGTCTTTTCTTGCTGTAGCCTGCCATTTTTGCAGCCTCTGATTTACTTAAAACCTTACCTGTTTCAGGATCCCCGTATACAAGTAATTGTGCAAATCTTAATTGCATTGATGTTAATGATCTTTTTACTGCCATAATTGACAATTTAAGCTACTTATCCTATAGTGTCAAGTATGGAAAGAGGTTCAAATGATCTTGAAGAGATCATATATAGACTAGAGGAAAGAATAAAAGACTTGGAAGAAATAAACAAAAGATTAAAAAAGGAATTAGATAATGTTCGTGAAGCACTTGCAAGAGTATCTTGAGCAGTTTACGGTTGTCAAAGGTAAGAGGGTTACGGGTATAGGTAATGCTCGTATCTATATGCAAGTAGGTGGTCATCTTGAAGAAATAAAAAGAATTGAAGTGCAAGAGTCAAATATTATTGGACAAAATTCTATTCGTGTTGTATTAAAACCTGAACGATCAAAGTTAATTATCGCGCCTAAGACTCCCGAATAGACGTCCCTAGTTATTTTGAAACCTGAAAAAAAATTATATGAAAAAGTTAAAAGGGTATCTAAGGATATCTTATGGACTAGAATTGAAAACCAAAGCTTATTTGGCACTCCTGATTTATTGGGCTATAATTCTAATTGCACCTTTTTCACAGTAGAACTTAAAGTTGCAAGTGGCAACAAAGCTCGCTTGTCCCCTCATCAAATTTCATTTCATATCCTACATCCCAAAAACTCGTTCGTGCTTGTGGAGTGGAAGGGTAAACACTTGTTGTTTGAGGGCAAGCAAACGCTTGCGCTTGTAGATTCTTCGTTGTCATCGCTTGATCCTATTGTTGATTCGCTTGAAGATTGTGTGAAGTATTTATCTAGCTTGTAGGTTTACTCTCTTCCCTTATAATTCCAATGCCTGTTTTTCTTAGTTTTTTTCCAAGACATTAAAGTATAAATAACTTTTTTAGGTTCTAAATTACTCCTACCAAAAGCACGGCTTGGTTTATAACACATATATTTTTTGCCAGTAGATACCCAATGATAATAATTATTTTTATTATACTTTGGTTGATGTTTTTTTATTAATCTACTTTCCAACCCCCTTGCTTTTTTACCATCATTTATAGGAATAATTGAGTAATGAGTAAATTGTTTTTTTACTAATTGATTTCTATGACCCTCTCTAGTGTTCGTCCATTGACTATGTTCTCCCAATCTTTTACCTAAATTAAAAGTATATCCAATATAAACTATTTCCTCATTATCATATAAAAAATAAACACAATATCCTACATGAGTATGTTGCTTGTATGGAATAAGTTTCATAGATTATTCTTCATCTAACTTTTTGTACTCATCATACATTTTTAAACCAAAGTCATAACCTTGTTTATAATAGTATAAATTTTCGTGCCAATCAGATGCATAACCCTCTAACAAAGCGTCAGCTACACCATCTTTAAATGCGCTTAATTCTTTTTCT